CCTGTCGCAGTCCCAGACAACACGGGTGCACTAATGGTCGGTGTTGTAATGGTGGGTGAACTAATCGTTGGAGTCCCAGCGAGTGTATAGGTCCCTGTCGCAGTCCCAGACAACACCGGTGCACTAATGGTCGGTGTTGTAATGGTGGGTGAACTAATCGTCGGAGTCCCACTAAGTGTATACGTGCCTGTTGCAGTCCCAGACAACACGGGTGCAGTCAGCGTTTTATTTGTCAGCGTCTGCGTTGAATTCGCAGTTGTAATCGTATCACTAATGATGGGCAGAGTAAGAGTATTACTCCCCGCTACAGCGGGAGCTTCTAGTGTAATCTGTCCGCTAGTATCACCCGCAATACTAAGAGATGACATACAACCTTACTCCTCTACTTCTTCATTTTGCGCTGCGTACCAAGCGTCATGCCCCATTCCATGTCCATCAGGTGTAGGAATTTCTGCTTCCCATGCATTCCGAAAGGTGCGATCAGACGGAATGTCCGCGACATCCAAAATCTGATAGGGCTTGCCAGCAGGGACATCCTTTTGAGCAATCTGCTCAATCGTCAGTTCACATTCCGGTGCAGGCACAATCACGGCGACACCACCTTCATCTGTTGAGTAAATAATTCGTTGATTCATAAATGTTCTCCTTATTAGCGGATTACCGCAACTTGGACTTGGTTGTAATCTGTCACACCAGCAGTGATATGCACTGTTAGAAATCTAAAGGCTGTTGTGGTGTGGGTTCCGGTTGCTGCGTTTAGTCCACCGTTTATAAAACCATTTGTATAATCTGTGTTACTAGAACCTATAACCGAGCCAAATGCGACGTAATTCGCATCAGGCATCGCCGTCGTGAAGTTGACGGTATAGTCGCCCTGTCCATTATCCGTAATGCTGCTCACATTGCCACTACTACGGATCGCCACCGTCCCCGTGCCATCGAAGTTCACCCACGCACGGCAGCCAAAGGCGGTAGCCACAGAGCCGTAGCCGGAGTTAAATTGCAGGTTGCCAGAGGAGTCGATACGCATGCGTTCGATGCTGTTAGTGTGAAAAGTCTGAACAGCATTGGATACCGCTTCTGTTTTGTATTCACTTGCCGTAGCTGTAATTCTAGCATGTATTGTTCCGCTGTTATACGCAAAGAATTGAATACCCGCCAAATTATCCGTTGACCGTCCATTTAGTGCTAGTGCAAAACCACTGGCAGGCGTAACAACAGTAAGCGGAAAAGAAGGAGTTACGATTCCCGCTGTCCCAATCCCCACGTTGCCAGAGAACAGAGGTGCAGTCAGCGTTTTATTTGTCAGCGTCTGCGTAGTATTGGCAGCAACAAATGTGTCATTGGCAGTAACAGACAAAACAACACTGTTATTTCCTAATTTGACATTCAAAGAGTCATCAACAAGAATGTAATCCGCACGAATATTTCCCGCCATCTATAATCCTCTACTCGTTAAATAATATGCCAGGTCGCATTATTGGCTATCGTAATCGTTACATTATTCGCAATTCTCAGCGGTCCAGCACTGGATCCATTATAGCCCGTCGTAATAGTACAGTTCTGTGTAATGGTATTAGCATTGATGCGAATGATGCCAAACGTATCGGCGCTAAGATACGGCGTGGTGAGGACCGCTCCACCCAGATAAATCAATTCGACATTATTGCTTCCGCTGGCTGGTGCGTTCGTAAAGTTAATTCGACCATTGGACAGAGAATACGTTGAGGCTTTCTGTTTTACACCAGCAATAAACACAAGTACAGAAGCTTCTGCTCCAGTGGCATGATCTAATACAAATGAGGTTGTGCTACCGTCACCAGACAAGTATTGAACCTGCTGTTGCCCACCAAGCAGTTGATTTCCAATATATCCCACGTAACCACTCCTACTTTAATGCAGCGGGACGAGCAGCCTTGAGTGCCTCTGGAGTTGCAGCATTGAGAATCACTGGATCCACAGTGCAATCCCGTAAGGCTTGTTTCTGTGTCGCAATTTCTGTTTGAAGCGCACTGTTACCAGATTCAACGGCACGCATAAACTGCACATCAAGTTTTTCCAGCAACGGTTTGCGTTCGTCTCGAATCTGATCTTGTTTAATCTTACGTGCTTTATCCATATTAATAGTAATCATGTGAACTCCTTCTGTGTTTATTTTATCTATTTATCGCCTTTATCGCCATATTTATCGCCATATTAGGGCCTCATTTGAATTAATAGGGTTAGATATTAGAACGCGACCCCACCGTCAATCCGGAATCGTTGACCCCCGGCGTAGAGAATGAGATTACGATCACCAGAACCAGCATCCTCAATCACGATTCGCCCGTTTTGTGACGTTCCAGCTGCAGGTAAACTTGCGGTTGCAATTACATCGACCATTGTAAGTGCTGTCTGTGCTACTGAAGATCGAAAGCCAAGATGCCGAATCGTAACATTGGCATTGAGTGCAGGCGCACTGGTAAAGGTCAGTGTTGATCCAGAAACGGTATAATTATTAGGAGAAGTTTGGAGAATTCCATTGACTGCGACCATCAACGTATTCGCATCAGGTGGTGTATCTGACAAGGTAAAATTTGTAGCGGATCCGTTCGCAGTATAATTATCAACCGTAAATAGACGAATATTGGTGGCTAACTTCGATGTTGTGACAGAATTATCTGGAAGCGTGATACCAATAACACCTGTGTTGAATCCACGATAGACCACATAGACATTGTTCGTTCCACTAGGTGGCGCTGCCGCAAAGGTTAAGGAAGTACCAATGACATTATACGCAGTCATCGGTTCTTGCTGAACATTATTGACAAAAACTTCAATGTCAGTAGGTGCATCTACTGCACGTGTGAGTGTGAATGTCAAAGTAGAGGCATTACCAGAAAATCGATCTGCGTCACGCGGCGCAGCGATAGTCCGAGTGGGATCAAACCTTGTATAGGTACTGCCTAGATATGCCATAATAATCTCGTTATGTAATCTCTAAGAGTGACGCAACACAGTCCACCGAACCATTCGCCGATGCCACTACCTTTAGAATATCGTTAGCTTCTAACACAACTTTTTGTTCTGCCCCCACAACCACCAGTGTAGATCCGCTCAAAATTGGTCCCAGCGTGATAAGTGCATAATCTACCGATGATCGAGTAATATAGGCATTAGCAGTGACTGTTCCACTTGATTTATTTGCCAGCGATAATCCAATCAATGTACATTGAGTTCCACTAGGACAAGTGTAGACAGTATTTCCAGTTGTCACCAGATTCGCACGTAAATTAGATTTAAACGTATTAGCCATCGTTGTTATCCCCTATCGATATTATCCTAATGCAATTACCATTGCAATAGCAATTTCTTCTGGTGTGCGACCATTAATTAACACAGTACCGTTCATTACAACATTGCCAGTAAATGTTGCGGTGTTAACAACATTCAGGGTTTCGCCAGCATGCGTTAGACGTAAAAGAGTGTTTGCAGTCAGTATGGGCCCATCTGTCAAGGAATTAGCGACCGAGACAAGAGATTGTGTCGTGGAGAGCCACTGACCAAACGTATTCGCATTGGTAATGTTAGTGATTGCCATGCGTATCCTTGAGAGCGCAAAGTTCTGCGATCATCGTTTTAAGTTCATGCATACTTTGCTCAAGTTGCCGAAGTCGTTCTTTGGTTTCAGTACGATCAACACGTTCTGCTTTAATTCGTTTTCTGGTTTGTTCAAACTGTTGCCTTGCTGCAATATCAGTATTTAGTATCGCTTGCGTATTCATATCGCGTACAAACTCAGTGTTAGTAATCTTAACGGTACTCATGATAAGGACGGAATCGCAATTGTTCTGAAATTTTTAATTCGTGGCGCTCGTGCTGTATTAGTAGATGTCATAACAATCTTAATAGCAAAATATCTAAAATTCGTAAAGGTGCCATACGAAATCTGATTTTTGGGAATCGTGTTCGTTCCTGGTGCAAATACAAACTCTTTCAAATCGTCGCTATTCAAAGAGATATTATTGAAACCCTGAATGCAAGTCATGAGTTGATACGATTGTTCATCAAAACTATTGACATCATCTGCAGAGAGAAGTTTGTAATACACATGAATATTCGACTCGCTGGGTTTATACGCTGTGAGATAGACTCGCAGATCGCCCGCATCCATATATTCGGATAAGACAACCTTGCGCGTAATATAACGGGCATCAGCAGGACCACCAGAAGCAGACGTTTCACCAATCGCAACTGCTGTCGCCGTACCACCACCACCGGTAATCGTAACGGTCGGTGAACTCGTATAGCCTGATCCTGGTGCATTGACAATAATCGATGAGAGAGTATTGCTGGTAATCACGGCGTACGCATTAGCACCAGATCCCCCACCGCCACTCAGAGTAATCGAGACGTTTGAATTAGCAAACGTCGCGGTACTACTTGTCACCACTATATCGCCGTTTGCGAGTCCAAGATTGTTGACACGATTTTCAATCGCCAACACACTCAGCCGTTCCATATCTATGAGCGGAGAGATATCTGTATTTTTGCTGTTGAGATATAAACGCACTTTGAAGGACTGATTGTTCGTCGTAATAACACGCCGACCCAATGTATCATCAAAGAAGACATTGTTATCAATATCAAATGGACGATAAACTTCTTGCGGTCCGCCTGACGCCAGCGTAGTCGAATAATAGGACGACACGCTCGTATTTGGTAACACAAGATTGCCCGACGTCATATAGAACGTATCCATAGGCACATTCGCAGTGGGAGCATTCGCGGATGTCACCGCAAACTCAACATTTGCCGTGGTGCTTGTATACGATGCCCGCATAAGACGGAACATTAAATCTTGATCTTGCGCAGCAGTCCACGTAGACGCATTTTGTGACTTGAAGAAGGATCCCAAATACGGCTGCGAAGAAATCAACCGATCAGTTCCAAGCACCGTCTGCCCTATTTGCGCCAGATAAACCTCATATTGTGTACTATTTGCAAGAATGACAATTGCATACTCCCGACCCGTCTGTAATGTCACCGGTGCAGCAAACCGTGCTTCTGTATAGAACGCAGCATCTTGCAATGGCGCAGTCAATGTCGGGTCTGCGAGCCGAGCAGATAATGCACTTTGCGTGACGACAGTGACCTGATTAGGATTCAGCGTAACTTCTGAGAAGGGAATAATCTGAGATGAATGTGGGTATCCATTGACCACCGGACGCAATTGAATCTGAACAGGAATATTGTCATCCTTACTCTTGAAGAGTAGTCGCACGGACGTCACCTGCACTCCATTCTCATATTGATTCTGATCGACTAAGAATGTTTGTGCCAGTGGATCCCAATATGCAACGAGTTGTCGCCCAATTACTTCTGATCGTTGTAGAACGTCACGCTCAACAACTGTTTGTTCTTGTGACACTCCCGTGCGACGAATAACGGGAACGCGAGTTGAGAGAATAGTTTGTTCAGCAGTTTGCAATAATCCTTGCGCGAAGTATCGCGCATCAGCATTCGTTGTTGAACTAGGCACATCACCTGATGGGACATCAATCAAACGGAAGATGCGTTCACCTGTTCTAAATTTCAAAGTAGCCGTACTAGGAACAACAAACACGCCTGTCACTTCACCGCGAAGATCAGAGGTCAGTGAGCCGATTGAGTACGCAGACGTGTTATCAGGGGTGGTAGTCCATGTGCCCGATACTGTAATAATTTTCGAAGAAGTATCGTAGGCCGCAATCGTTTTTGATTGCCCCAATCCTGTTCCTGAAGTGAGGAAAATCGTCTGCCCAACATATCCTGATGCAGTATTGGACAACATGACATCGTTAGACAGTGTGACGGTATTCGATGAGCCCGCATAAGCTCCACCAGAATGATGATGATAACCTATAATGCGCGTATTGGACCCAGATGTATTTCCGATCAAGAACGTCGAATTGGCAGACACAATTTTCACATTGCCAATGTTAGCATCGTCGCCAGCACTCACATTAACAACTGAGACGTTTGTGGTGCTTATATTCTTTCGGTTAAGAACGACCACCGCACTCGCAAGATTGGCACTCGTGGCGGGTTCAAACACGCGAACAGTTTCATTATCTTGATACGTGTCCACATACGATGCTGTGTTGCCTGACAATTCAATAATGTTCGTTTTATTCAGATACGATTGCACCGCAGTATTATCAAAGAATCCGTAAAGAGCGGTGTTCGGACGGAACGCAGATCCCACAAAGAGTATTCCGCGTGACCGAATATAAGGCACCACCGAAGTATCAACCACACGATTGCCCAGAGAACGAGTAATCACATCCATCGAAAGGTTGGTTTGCACGCCTGTGCGACCTTGATGCGTAGTAATATCAGCAATGGTATTCTGAATTACATCACCAAAAACTCCTCTCCAGGTTCCTGTAGCACCTAACCATCCACGCCACTGAGGATTAATTGTGTCTGTGCGAACATTAGTAACACCTGACCACTGTGTTTGCCAATTATTCCAGACAGTACCGAAAATATCAGGAGCTGCTCGCTCAATGCCCTGTGTTAGTGCTGCCCATGTGTCATTATCACCTTCAGTATTCACCAACACATCAGGATTTTGATTTGTATCTACCCAGGTGTCTGATGTTGGATCCAGTTTCAACTGTCCAATAAAAGCGACAGTGTTGAACGGATTCACATTAATAAAGGTGGATGCTAAGGGCTGCTCTATAAATGCTGTTTCATTATAATCAAGCGAAATAATAGAGCCACTGCGCTCATAATTAGATGAATATTCACCATTAATAGTCATAGGATAATTATCCGTCAAGAACGGCGGCCGCAACTCTTGAGTCTGTTGATCAATGGCACAAATATAATCCTTATTGAGTACATCACCAATATTGTGCCCCTTAAACGGATCAACGAGAATGCCATTCTTGAATCGATTCAATCCTGTTTCGTTATCAATAATCTGTTGATTCTTTGCATCTTGTTCCAACAAATTGAGTGAAGTATAATATTCCAAATTAGAAATACGTTTTTCTAATGTGCCAATATCCCGCATGGTGTATCGGCGATTATCAAGATACTTCACTAGAATATCACTGGGATAGTCCGTGTAGGCAGGCAACATCAAGGTATACAATGTCATAGCATTGACTTGATCAGCTGGTGTCTGTGGGTTGAGAGACGAAATACCACGAATGACTTCAAAAGAACGATCTTTAGTCAGTACAATCTTATCAATACGGGGCAGATAATAACTAAAGTCGGTTTCAAAGTTCGTTCCAGAAATTCCGAGAATAATCTCATCAAACAATCCTGCGGTGTCTGCATTTTTCCGACGCGGACGAAAATCGATACAATCACGCAGACGATAGACAGCGGCGGATTGCGAAGAAGTGTAGGTGGGAATATCAGAATACCCCACACCAGCATCAATATACGAATCAACAGTCAAATATCCTGATCCTGTATGTTCATAATAATTTAAATACACCACCGTATTGCCTGATGGACCTTGGCGATTTGGCAGCAAACGAACTGTGGCATGATCATACGTGTTATCACGTTGCCCATTATCCAATGTATAATTAGCTGTTAAATTTGTTGCGCTCGCAAGATTTGCCGTAGAGACTGCGTTGGTTCCAAAATCATATACTCCTGCCAGACTAATTACATCGGCAGTATATACTGATTGCGCATAGTTGGGTGTCTGTAGCCCCGAGATTCCAGATGACGAAAAGACAACTTGTGCGCCCTGCGAGCTAGACTGTTTATACCAAGTTGTCGTGGCAGACACCGTGGTCGCACTGCTCGTATCAATAATCGTGGTGTTTGCTGTCTGTGTCTGTTTCGATCTCCGCAAGCTGCCCAAAGAATGCGAATACGGCAATTTCACTTTCACATAAACTTTCGCACTCTGTGAACCGGCATTTGGTACAGTAATCGTATAGGTCGAGGTATTCGAGGAAGTTGTGACAGTGACCGTATTCGCGCTGCTGTTCGCAAAATTGATCACTTGATTATTTGCTAACACACCACCACTTGTCGTCACCACCAACACGTTATCAATTGCATCTGCGGCACTCAGTGGCGATCCATTAACTGCTGAAGTGATTCCCGTTGTTGTAGTGAAACTGATGACGCCACTTGAGAATGTTTGTGTAAAGAGTTTGCGCCCATAGTATTCTGTGTTCGTAATTGGCGTCCCACCCACCACTGATGAGTTTCCAATCGAAAAATTGGGCAACTGAAGAATCGCACGATTAAAATTCGTGTCAGATAAAAACGCACCCTGAAAGGTATCGACCAGTGTGGGTAGTTTGCTGTCGCTTGAGATATTCATCGCGGTGGTGATAATATTACTTGATCCATACACAAAAGATTCCGCGTCTTTGAACTCATAGTCCAACGAGAAGATGGTAGCAGTTGTGGGTGTACCAAAAGAGAAATTGCGCGACACTGTGGCCACTTTAGTAGAACCATTATAGGAACTAATCTGACGAACCTCACTTACAGAAGCTCCTGCATGCGTGACAATACGAATCATCACACCCGCATACGCATCTGTGACACTCGATGCATTGGAATCTAATTGAATCGTATTTGTGGTCCCAGTACCACCACAGTTGGCAGATCGTGACGCGACATTTGCGTCAATCACATAGGCACGCCAAATACCAGTGCTGATAGATGAAGAAGTAGCACTTGACTGATAATCCAGCGCACGAATACGCAATGTACCGATATTCGTAGCACCCGCTGTTGTTGCGCTCGTCGTATTGATAGATGCGGTATTCACACAATGAATCGTCAACGGCGCAAGCGTATCAAACGCAATGGGTCCCGATAACCCCGTGACATCAATATAATTTTGATAATCTACAGTGAGTGGATAATTGTAGACATTCGCCACATCACGCGCCCGCTCATTGACAATAACGGTAGGCGCAATCGTCTCAAACTCATATCCTAGCACATAGGCTTTGCCCGCTTCCATGACCACATTGAACGCATTGGCATACGTGTTATGATTATTCAACGCAATCTGAAATGGGCGAACCAAATAGTTGCCCGATTCATCATATGTGCGACGCGCTAAAGTATTTTCCAGTTCAGAAAGTTGCGGGTACACAATTTTCTTGAGAAGTTCACCATCATTGACACGCAATAATTCTATAAACGTAGAATCATCCACACTTGTCAAAGACCGTTTGGCGAAAGTCAGCGCGATCTTATACCGAGTAGCACCTGGTGCTTGATAGTTAGATGAACCAAGAGCGGGGTCTAAAAGTGTGGTGTCCTGATTTTCATCAACAACTGTTTCACCGATTTCTAATCCAATACGATAAGACGGAGTAGTAGAATACCGCTCTAAAATAATCGTCTGCGCACCGACGCGAGCAAAGAACCCATTAATGAAGAAAATGCCGTTATTGATAGAGCAGACAGAGCCGTTGCCCGTGGCGCTAGTCAAAAGCGTGGTGGCTTTATATACGCCATTAGCGGTTTGAATATTCTCATTATCAGTAAGCTCTACACCAGACACATACTTGAGCATCAGCGTAGGAGGATTGCCATCCGCGCCACTATCCACTGCAATCACATAGGCACGTACTCCACGGTTGGTAGTGTCAATTACAAAGGTGTTAAGAAAATTACTAACATCAATCGTCTCATTAAGAACATTGACTGTATTCAACTTGACAAATTTGATATGTTGGGTTTCAAGTGTTGTTTGCCCCTCCAACACCATGGATCCGTTTTTGAAAATATGGGATCCAAAGTGATCCAGTTGCTTTTGAAGCCCTGTTTGAATCTGAGTAAGTTCACGTGCCTGCACCGCATAACCTGGACGAAACAAGAGACGATAAAAATCTTTTGTTTCGTCATAATCATCGAAATATGGATTTTGAGTCAGATCAAGTGCCATAGAGATTTACCTAAAATGAGACAACAAATTTAATGTTTTCTGCTTGATTAATTGCACGGCTCACAGGAGCGCGATTTTCCACATAGACTAACGATCCACTTCGTGGATCCAATTCGGATGGTATCTGGTCCATAACAGTTCGTGTTACAGCTGATGTATTACCTTTCAACACGCTGCCCACCTGAATTGTTCCAAACTGTTCCGTAACAAAGATTTCAGTGTCTGAATAATCAGTGACAACACCACGATACGTGGCATTGGCAAGATTTGTTCCCTGATACACAAATTCATCTCGCGTAAAATTTGATCCAGTCGTCACCAAAATTTTTTCTGCTAAAAGCACGGCAGAATTCGCATTCGCCGAACTTATTTCCGTATTCACATTATATTTATGTGGTCCCAATAACAAACTAATCTGACGAAAGTCGTTATTTGCAGTAATTTTACCACCCTCAGTAGCATCGCCAGCCCCAATTTTCATAGAAATCATTACAGTATTCGCACCCAACTGAAGAGCAGGATTATAGGCATGTCCAAAATAGGGAGACAATACAGGACGCACATTGGCTCCAGATCCCGATCCTACAACAGTCACACTACAATTTTGATAAGTATAACCCGATCCATATGAAAACAAATCGCAGGAAACCAATGCACCTGCAACGACATTTGCATTCGCTACAGCACCGACACCATCTCCCACAATATTAATAGTCGTATTCGTATTACCATATCCACTTCCACTTGATATCACAATCAACTGAGACACCGCACCAGCCACAACGTTGTTAGATGAACCATAATACGCAGTCACTTGAGCTGTAGGAGCAGGCATCCAGTCAGTCGTCAGAAACTTATCTGTTGAGAGAATCGCATATTCATACTTCCAGACGTATCCATCTGCTGTTTCAATAAATCCATTATCTATACTATAATCGCCACTAGGCTCAACGGTTGAGCGAGCGTTATTGGCATTACTTAAACACCGATAGACGGATCCTGTAGAAGTATACACATATTGCCCATTCGCCGTCGCAAAGAGCGAAGCCGTACGGTCATCATAAGATGTATAGACGGTATTGGCAGTCCAATTTCGACGCGGAATGACTAAAGACACATCATTTCCTGATACTTTTTTCCCTCCAAAGGCAACATTAGTAACGTCAAATGTGGAATATTCGGTATCAGCGGTATTAGGAGGAGCGTCATTCGCGTTCCAGGATGCTGACTTTCCTAAAACAACATATCCTACTGTGGCGTCTGGTTCGGAGAAACCTTCAGCGAACTGAATCGCATGATGATACCCCAATGTGTGATAGGACAGATTTGGCATCGTTTACTCAGTTATATCGTTTTCAGCGCCACCATCGTTTGAGCGTTTGAAGTATAGGTGAAGGAATTCGTTACGGTCAAACTCGTATTATTTATAATAGTATTAACAACCCGCAATTGATTATTCACTTGAATAGTCGTACCTGCAGTCAAGACATTTTGAGACTGCGCGACATTAAAGGTAGTCCCAGTACCTGTTACGGCAAGCGATGCAGCTCCCACATTGACAGTTCCTCCTAGCGTAGTTTCTAAAACCAGCTGATCAAGTTCTGTCGTTGAAGCCACAGCAATTACCTGTTCATCTAACATATACTCACCAAATACCCGCATACCGGCAGGATGTAATAAATCTAACAAAATTTGTTTATAGCGAGGAAAATCGATTTGTGACTGAATCACGTAAGAGAAGTTTTGATAGTAGTCACGATTTTGCAGTCGCCGATCTGAACTCAATAAACTGTCAGTGGTAATGAATTTACCAGAATACACAAATCGAGAGACGAATAAATTTGCTATCGCAGTGGCTAATCCATTACCCTTTCCTGTCAAATTGATCAGGGGTACACTAGTATAGCCTGCACCGCTATTTGTAATCAAAATCGACTGAATTGCCCCAGGATTTAATGACGAATTAGCAAGTAATTGTTCGCCATCACTGTAAATAGCTTCAACAATAATATTTGCTCCATTAGCAATTCCATTCGCGGACGAAATCGTTACCGTGGGCAAATAATCCTGACAATATCGCTCTCCACCAATAAATGAGAGATCATGCACACCCAACTTTCTGTTAGTGGATGTTTTCGTCCATGCCACATTGACAGTCAAAGACGTATTACTAGTGATGGTGTTAATATAACGCGATTCATTATTGAGTTCAATTCTATCACCGACCACCAATTCACCCAAGAAATTTGTGCCAGTACCAGTGACGATCACGCCCGACGAATTCGCATTCACCGTACCATTAATCCGTGGAGGTTGAAACTTGACTGTAGAAATGCCGTTGTTAGCTGGATGAACTGTAATGACTTCAGCAGCAGCACCCCATCCCTGTACATTGGACATAGGAAGATTGGTAAAGACCACCTCATCTCCAGGCACATAGCCATTGCCACCATTGACCACATTCATGCGCCCCAAAATACCCAAATCAACGAGTCGCAGCACACCATTTGCTGTATTTGAGGACGCATTGGTAGAGGTAAAGGAAAATACCGAAGAGTCGGCATCTAACACAGGCAACGATGCAAACTGAGTGGTACTAGACAGAATTTGTACATTAGTGATGGGTCCCAATCCACTAATAGATTGTGAACTTAATGCATCAATCACGCGAGTATTTTGATTTTCGTTCCCGCTTACAGGAAATCCATAATTAGCCGCATTAATTGCAACATTAGCATACAACGAAATCACATCATTATTAATAGAGAGTGTGTTAGCATGATAGTATTCATTGTCATTATTTGACAGAATCGCCATGCTCAATCCAGTATTGGGAGTAGAGATAACATGGATAAGATCACCCACACGAAATCCCGCACCACCGCTCAACACAAAAATCTTAGTAATTACTGCAAGATAAACTTTTTCCACAATCGCTGTCGCTGCAGTTGTTGGGTTTCCACCTGTCACTAAAACTGAATCGCCGACATTATAACTGGCACCTCCATTGACGATCGTAATAGATTCCAACAATGATAATAGAGTAAAAGTCAAGGTGAAATAATCATTATTGGTGTAATAATACTGCGCAGTAACTAATTCTCCTTGACTAAACGTCTTGCTGGATATAGGTGTAATAAACAACTCAGTGCTGCGCGTGTTTCCGAGAATAGTCTTATTAGCCCGTTCCACCGATGCCTTAGCACCACTCGTGACACCTGTAACATCTAAGAGAACCCCACCTGCATTGATTGCGTTCAATAATTGATCAGAGAAGAAGACGAACTTTATCGCGTGCCCCGCTGTAGGAGCTGTGGCAAAAGTTAGAAAGGGTTCATTGAGTGAAATAGTATATCCTGAAGTTTGTAGCACACCATTTACATAGACGGCGAGATCACTTGCTGCCGCAATTACTTCAACAAGACGAAATGTTTTTGTCGTTCCATTTCCAGTCGCAGTTGTAAAATACTCATTAGCGCATCGTAAGGAATTACGTTGCACATATTTGCCATCTGATGTGCGGAGAACAAAATCTTTAGGATAAAAAAGATCAACATCTTCCTTATATAACGCACGAAAGAAAAATTTGAAAGATTTTTCAGTTCCCTTTGCAGCGTAAAATTGTTTAACAGACTTAATCAGGGCTGGTTTGTTGTTTATCAAATCTGCAGGAATCAGCGGTAAAAACGTTTTTACAAAATACTCTTCAAAGTCACTGAGCGTTCGATCCACATCAGCATATTGCAATAGATGCTTTCCAAAGTCCGTCGCCTTTTTCGTCTGCTCCAAATATTCATAGTAGGCTTCAATAAACGCAACAAAGGTCTCATAGTCTGCCCGAATAAACTCAGGCAGCTGAGACCGCACAAGACTGGAGAGTAGAGCCTCTTGACTCATAGATTATGATACAGCAGTAATTTGCAAAGCTGTTGGATCTGTAGTATCCAAACGTAAAATCTGATTTCTCTTTGCAGTCAAAATTTCAGGTTCCACTTCTGCATTAATACGTAGTAATCCATCATCAGCATCCACTTCTAAAATTTTTAAATTGTCTAGGATGATTTGTCCAATAGTATGATCAATGGTGCCAGCGGTAGCATTAATCACAACTTTTTGTGCCAATTCATTATAATAGAATGTCCGTAGAGTTCCAAAGCGAGCAACAATCACAGCAGTGGCTTCAGCGCCATACCCAGTTCCTTTGATAAGAATTACCGCGCGAGTATATCCCACACCGCGTGTCAACAGTTCTATTTTTGTAATCTGCCCATTGACAAGGATGGCTTTTGCTGTTGCGCCGGTGCCATCACCAGTAATAGTAATCGTTGGCGTTTCAGTGTATCCAAATCCAGGGTTATTGATCACAATTTCATCCACTCCCGTAAACGAATTGGGCTCCTCATCCAAAAATGCTAACCGCAAAGCGTTGGAATTATCATACACAGAAAATCCTGTTGAAGTTACTGTGTCTAGCACGCTCCCGCGACGAATTGGAAATCCAAAGTCAATCGTATACGTCTTAAAAGTATCCAATAGGGGTTCCACTCGCTTTTGAAGACGAATCGTGGTATTATTACCAATCACCGCTGTTGAGATATCATCCACTGCGCGTTCTAAGCGAGACGGAACCAACACACCACCAAACTTATTAAAATCATCACCTAGATACGTTTGAACCGCAGTACGAGCCAAAGTTTCAATTTCTCCCGCCGTGAGGATGGTGCTTTTCGCGGTATATTTAATATTTACAGATAAAATCAAATAGATAAAATCAGGATCAATAAACTGCGGTGTCACCGTAATGACAGAGTTGGGAATAATGATTTCCCGAAGAATTCGTGCTTTTTCTGTTTCATTAATCGTCACACCTGTTTTCAACAAGTAAGAAAGAAACACTTTACCATAGACAGGAGGATTTTGTGTTTCACCACCCCACACAGACAAACTCTCAAACGCAGGATACCGATTGCGAATCAAGGTTTCATAGTCGAGAGTCGTCACCATTCGATTCTGAGAAGTGTACGCTAATGGCGCACGATACTTGATAGATGTCAAAGTTTCTTGAGCAGCACCACCTTCAGCAGAAGAAATCGATGACACTACAACGTTAGAGAATCCTGAAATGGTTCCTGTGGAAAAACTGTTAGCGCGATTTGCTGTATCACCATCAGTTGCCAGATACGAACTAATGACAATATTACCATTTGCCAAGGATTTGCCAATGACTCCATCTCCAAATCGTACTTTATATTGATTGTTGACTGAAGTATCCAGAAAATACACTTGACTGGTGGAGTTAGCAATCGTCGCATCGGTAGAAAGAGTAAACGTTTTTGTAGAAGTGTTGGTGCTAGATTCCTGAACAAGCACCTGTAGCGTGGTCGTATCAATAGTGCTATCCGGCAATACAAACTCACGACGGGGATTCGTAACATTATTATACGTTTGTTGATACACTTGTGGTGTACCCTGTTTGAGTTCTACACCAGAGAAAGTAAAGACGTCACTATCTTTCAATACCGTTTGTGCTTTTGTTGTCATAAAGGTATAATTGACACCATCGACCGCTTCTGATTGAAACGACTGAAATCGCTCAAGTGTCAATGCCGATTGAGTGTTTCCAACAGGAGGCGCAACAACCACTGTAACATTTGCGGTTGCTGCCCGGGCTGAAGTGGGTGTATAATTGAGTGCCTTAGCATGCGACAGAACCGAATCACGCACAATCGCACTATCCAGAAACATTTCATTAGCGACCATATTGAGATAATACGCATTATAATGTGTGTTGTATGCTAACAGATCGATTAACACCGACAATCCAGATCCATCGAAATCATAATCTTTAAAAGCCGTCTGATTGCGTAGAAAATCCTTGAGATTAGTCTTGATAACTTCAAAGTCGAGTTCAGTAATTTGTAGTTTTTCTGGCATAATTCCTCAACTATCGTATTCGTTCAAGCAAAAAGGATGTGGTGAAAGGTGTGGGTTGAATGTCGATAAAAAACTCAAGTCGCACTTCATACGCATTGAGATCTTCTTTAGGAAGCACATCCACACGCCGAATGGTAGCACGAGGTTCAAAGTTTTTAATAGTCTCCTCAATAAATCGTTTGAGAGAATGAGCAGTTGACTCATCGACATTCTCAAAGAGCATCTGCCGAATATTGGATCCCAACTCAGGACGAAATGGGCGCTCATAATGATTTGTCATGATCAAATTGTAAACAGATCGCACAATAGCATTACCATCTTGTAGGGTTGTCACATCCTTCTTGATGGGATGAATGCTAAAATTGAGATCCAGATCTTTATAGATAGACATATTAGTATTTATTACAATCCACGAACACGAGGCACACTAATAGAAGGCAAGGGTGGCACCTGTAATTTTTGTAAAAAGCTAGGCACTCCAACTTGTTCTAAAATGAACTTAGCACAAGGATCACGCATCGCAGAGTTTAAAGCAAATCCAAATGCTGCGTTTTTGAGTTGCGCCACGCATTGACTCAAAAAATTAGTATCTTTGCTAACAATAGCAGAAATTTGATTTTTCAAATTAACTACCAGATCGGTAATTTCAGAAATTGCGACTATCCCGTTGTTTACACGAGTAATCACAGAATTAATTGATCCTGCGATTCCATTCAATTGATTTTGCGAAAATAATCCCGTCGTTGCACCGATAATATTCAAACAACCTTTTGACCCATCTATAAAATTCGACATATCATTCATCATTTTACCAATAGTGGCTATTTGTTCAAGCCCAGGGACAGTTATTCCGGTGCCTTGCAAAACACCCGAAAGACGATTCGTGTGTAATGTGAGAGCTGATAAACTAGCACTAAGATCGCTGAATCCTGTACCAGATAAAAAGGTTGCTGCATCCCCACTCGAAATAGAACCACCAGTTATACTACCTGATGCGATTTGTGTCAATTTGCTCTGAAGTGTGGTGATTGAATTAGAGACGCCACCAATAGCCCCAACCATCGGATTTGAAAACAACGCTGATCGAGCACTTGATGTTAACTCCGTAATAGCAGCTTTTGCTCCATCAGTGACACCTGAGGTAGCAGCACCAACGACACCACTCAAGCCTGGAATAACAGGAATATCAGTAGGAATACCAAATGGCATATTATCCTATAAACGTGCTATTTGACCCCTCAGCAATGAAAGACTCACAATCTATGGGATCACCAACCCGTGCTGCTGGCATACCGTTGATAAAAGTTGTGCTAGAACCCCCAATAACGATTCCTTCATGACAGGTGACACAACAATGTTCTTCATATTTATCACCCACTCGCAACGCAGGAATACCATCAATAAACGTGTCTGGCGAAGCTGAAATTGATGGTCTTGGTGGAAAACAATCATGCCCCGTACACATATCCCCTAATCGTGCAGCAGATCCCATAGATTATGTAAAGATAATGCCGCCAGGACCAGGCGTATCCTTCTCCCTATTCGCCAATAATACCAAATTTTTCGTATACAATCCACCAGGTGTTATAGGTGTTGGTTGTCCAGCAACTATTGGCCACCCCTGAGGATGATATGAACAAACTTTATTAGGAGCTGACGAAGCGCGATTACCTTTACGATTAAAACTTATATGAATCCATGCTGATTCTCCATATTCGAAAATCAATTGATCATAAGGAAGATTATCCTTTATCCATTTAGCCTTTTCATACAATTGTTTAGTAGACTGCCCTGGCCATTGAATATCTGCTGCTTGCCCCATAGGATGTTGTGATTTACCCCCAGCAGACTGCTCTGATCTAAATGCAGAATTGATTCGAAATCCTGGATATTGTTTCAGCAACGGCTCTAGAATATTTTCAGCCAACGCTTTTAAATTACAAATAATCTCTTCAGCAGTTTTACCATACTGTCCTCCCAAAGGAATCTGATGTTGAAAAATTGTTGCGTTGGTTAAATGTTTAAGTTTAAAGTGTGATGATAACTGTAATTCATAATTGATACTTCCTCCAGACAACGAAACACCTTCACATATTGTTTTTGGAGTAATCGCGTCTGGTAAAGGACGAGTATCAATAGTAGAATCTTTTGGAAGTGCTGCTATCGGAGGAGTATTTATTGGCGAATTTAAGCTTGCTGCGTTATTCGCATTTGCGCCCCCATCGATTGGTGCTTCTGATCCTTCTAGTGCAATTAATTTTTGCTCTGATTCGTCTGTCAATGCATCGAGTACATCTTGGGGTGGTTTCAACAAACTTGGCAACAATGGATCAATCATGATTATGCCAGGATTAATTTGTGTAGTCGCACCCTGTATGGTGACGGTCCCTGCGCTAAACAATGTAACAGAAGAGTTTCCTGACGTGATAAAGGAAGAGAGAGCGCCCAAATCAATATTATTTCCTGCTACTCCAGATATATTTTGTCCAGCATATGTTTTCACAGAATTGTTGGCAGTCATAATAATAGTATTTGCTTCCATCACAATATCTTTGGCAGCTTTAATATTGATGTTTTGAGATGATGTAATATTGCAATCACCTGCCACGTAAATTTGCTTATCGGCTAATACGAACTCATAACCAGCTCCGCTTGTTTTCACCACTACTGTGCCATCGTTGTGCATTTCGATAAAACTTCCAGATCGGTGATAGAAATGAATCCTCTCTGCTCCTGGAGTATCATCATATTCAAATAAATGCCCCGATTCCGTTTCAATTACCTTATTATAAGGATATTTGGCATAATAAGGAGTTGGAGGTTCATCGAATGTTCGCACATAGGTTGTTGGTGCATTTTTGACCACAGAGTCTTTTTTAGCTTGAACGATAGTCTCTTTAATCTGCTCATTTCTAGCCACACGACTGATTGTTGGTTCATTGATTACATTTGGGTATCGTTGAGCGTTGGGAAATTCGATAATTTTGACTCCCACACCCGAAGTAGATTGTAATTTTTGAGGTGGCCTTGGAGATTCTTTTAATTCAGAATCAGTTCGTGGATCTGAAAACCCCACAGTCTTATCTAATAATCGATCAGGAATGCCAGGCAAAATTCCCATCATCACAGGATGTTGAGCGTTAGGTCCATCTAAATAAAAACCCATCACATAGTCGCCCTCTTTAAACATTAACATAGATGAATCAGTGAGTGGCATCAATGGATGCGCCCAAGGCAATTCAACTGTAGGAATCAAAGACTTGTCCGCTGTGTGCGCACCAGCAATGCGAACACGACACCGACCCAGTTTGAGTGGATCAAAACGATCCTCTACCACTCCAACCCACCACACAAACCCATCATATCCCATGTAATTTGATTCTTGTAACATTAGATACTTATTGCAGCTTTAATTAGTTGAGAAGTATTAAGTGTCTGTGGATAAGAAACTGCAGTTGATTCCTTTGCCAATTCCAAATAACACATATGACTTTGACGATTAAGCGAATGACGAAGAGCGGCGATAAAGTATTTACCACTATACAATTTATCAAGTGGCTTTTCTGTTTTATCAGGCATGATAAGCGATGGAAATTTTGCGTTTAAAACTTGTCCTACACGAAACTCTGTATCGCCAGGCATAGAAATATTAACGCGAGAAGAATGAAGCAACGACAAATACATATTACGTTGAATAAGCCACTGTTCAACTTTATTTGGAAGTGCCACTCCACTGAGACCTCCATATTTCAAGTTATCATGTCCCAAGGTCGTTGGATACATTCTCAAAAGAGAATTAAATTCACCTTCAAGAGTTGTGCCACGTCTCGTCATAAGATTACTAGTCATATTTTTATCATTTAGATGTTTGGTTTTCTTGAACATTTCCGACGAACTGAGATTCATGGATCCTATTCGCTGACGAACAGGATCAATTGTAATCACAGATCCGGAATACATTCCAGAAGAAATATTTTGAATAATGTCAAATCCGCATGGCATTTCCCATTCATACAACGTTTTTCCAGAAGTCTCTAGATCAGGTTCTGATTTATCTGTTTCAAATCCTAAATTTCTCGGTGATACTAATACATCTCTAATAGGTGTTCCCTGGCTCAAGAGTTCCAGTGGCGTAAAATGAAATCCATCACGATCTTCAAAAAAAACATAAGATGGACTCGAATAGATAGAATGTATTGCCATTCGGCTCAACCAATTAATCGCAAAAAATGGATTCCAATTTGGAATAACAATAGAATGAGTGCCTACTGTTGGATGTATTTGAGATGTTGGAATTTTTTTTGAATCAATTTTTAAATAATTACGAGCAATATCACGAACAATACTATCAATGGTTTTACTCTGATACGTTTTTGATACGCGACTCAATTCATTAATAAGTAATTCTTCAGAGCAAAAATGAAGAACAAACATTTCATTCTGTGCGTTGATACGCTTTCTATCTGTTAATTTATAAATGCGAAAGATTTTTGAATATTTTTGAGAACTTGATGGTTTTTCAAATTCCACACTGAAATATTCAAATCCTGTGATAGGCGATTTATTAATTAAATCATTCGAATCATGTAAAATAATATTGCCAGTAATTACCGGGCTCAATATGTCTTCATAAATATTAATTTCATCCAAAATCAATCGAACATCTATCACAGCGCCAGTACTACTAATAATACTTGCCGCAACGAGACGATAATCAGTCGCTAATTGAACGCCTTCTTCTGGAGGTTGCGCCATAATATACTATATGGAAAGGTTTGCAAGTTCTGTCTTAGCTAATGAAAGATAGTCAGGTTTTAAAAGTCGAATGTTGCGTTTGCTCTCATTCAGTGTTTCTTCGTAAGCATAACTCGATACGCTTGCGCGAGTGGTTGTAACAGTAACAGTAGATCCATTAGAGAATGCAAAAGATTGGGGCACAACTGAGGACAACGAATTATAGGTAGTCAGATCAATAATATAAGTCGCTGATGTTGAATTACCCACACTGTTCACCTTTGATATCGTTTTTGTGTAATGATGAATTTGATTTTTGGCTGCTGCTATCGATCCATATTGATTGATAATATATGATTGAAAATTTTGATAAGTTTTTGGCCAGTCAATAATGGGGTCTATAATATTGTTGAAGAGAGTCACCACCCAATAATAGTCCACACTTCCATACAATTTATCTGCAATAATTTCTGGCAAATCACTCTCTTTAACACTATATGGATAAAACAATCTAGCGTTTTCACTAATAGTTTCACGAAAACTAACTCGGCGAAAAATATTCGTGCGCAAATCAGGAACTTCCGTAGCTGACGGATCCAATGAATATGTCATGATGGGAAAATTACTGAAATATCGAATAGACATTAGAAGCCTTGCTCCACATCTTCTTTAGTGATATAGGATGTCTCTTTAAAATTCAATTGTAATTGAATATTTGTAGGAGTGCCATCTTCAAAAACTGCAAATTTTCCACTTTGTCCATAATTCACAGTCACGTTATCGAGGACGCATTGAGACTTAATTTTTCCTAATTGCCAAATCTCCCCCGTGCTACCATCACCCATACGCCCATAAAATCCAATATCAAATTGAGACGGAGGAATATAATATCTTCCTGCATCATTAGATATAAATTCAGGAGCTGAATGAAACTTAAACATTTGAATAATCTCAATAACAGACTCCGCTTCTTTTTTGTTGCGAGGAGCAAAAATAAATTCAAATTGAAATTCGCGTAACGTAGGTGATTTGTATAAAACTTCAACTCCAGGATTAAATGCATATCCTGTTGCTTGAACTGCTAAATTTGTTCCTGCATCCCCAAGTCCTAACCCCGTAGCAACACTTTCCGCTCCGGCTGCCAACGTAGTATTTGCCTTACCAGCAAACAGATTCCCAGCATTGCCGGTCACTGCCTTCATTATTCCAGATATCCATGACCTTCCCGTATTGAGAGCTTCCAAAGCCAGACCCGACTTTCCCATGATTTCCTGAACATTAGCCTCGTCCCAACTATTTTTAAAATTCCAATTCAACGTATCTGGCATATATAAAAGTATACTTTGCTTCGTTCCAACAACTTGAGGTCTAAAGAATTGCGAGACCTGCCATCCCGCACCCTCACGGTTGACATTCCCAGCTTCGCGTGTTTTCCATATGGCATCCTGTTGATCTTTCATTGTCCTAAATTGGTCTGAATCTCCAAAACTTAATTTTTCAGCATACTTACTGCGCATACTCATTAAAACATTAAACTTCATCCAGTACGAAAAACGTTTATTACTATCAACATCAAGTGGATATCTGAGTTGGCTATACTTAAACTTACTTTCTTCTAAAGCACTCAGTGCCCCTGTTCCCTTTTGAGCAAACAGCGGATTAATTGGATTGGGTTCAGCCATTGTAGAGTCCTTGTAATAAATACAACTGAGATTATTTATATGACCTATCGTGGTAAATTCGTCCCCAAGCACCCTCAAAAGTATCGAGGAAACCCCCATCAGATCATCTATCGATCATCTTGGGAACAGCAAGTCATGCGTCAACTGGATCTGCATCCCCAGGTAGAGTGGTGGGCATCAGAAGAACTACCCATCAAATATGTCTCACCTGTTGACCACTGTGTGCATCGGTACTTTCCCGACTTCATCGTCAAGGTGAAGAAGCAAGATGGGTCCAATGTTACCTATATTCTAGAGGTCAAACCCCTCGCTCAGACCACCCTACGGACCCCCAAACGACAGACGCAAAAGTTTCTACAGGAAGTCAAGACATATGCAGTCAACCAAGCAAAGTGGCAGGCAGCCGAAGAGTTTTGTAAGGACCATGGTTGGGAATTCAAAATAATCACTGAAAATGACCTCGGGCTCTAATAAATACTTCTATGGTTCAAACACTACTTCAGCGACTTGATGCGTCCCTAAAAAAAGAGGGATTGACTCCAGGCACTCGTAAAGCACAAGCATGGCTGTTACAAAAAACCAAGAATCTCAAACCAAGCCGTCAAGCCTTTCTAAAAGATCGCGAACAACAACGAAACAAAACGATTGTAGGCAGAATGTACCATTTCTTCTATGATCCCAAACTCAAAGAGACGTTGCCATACTATGATCGGTTTCCACTTGTTATTCCTATTAAGCAGTACTCAGATGGGTTTCTGGGGCTTAATCTACACTATCTTTCACCCAAAAGGCGAGTTCGTCTACTAAATAAACTGAGTGCATATTTAACCAATGATCAATATGATGAAAAGACACGGTTTCGGTTATCTTATGATATCCTTCAACGAGCAACCAATATTCCTGAGTTTGAACCCTGTCTGAAACGATATCTGTATCCTCATGTGGAGTCACGCTTTCTAGAAATTCCTGCTGAAGAATGGGATATCGCGTGTTTGTTGCCAACTGAACAGTTTGCCAAAAAGAGCAAAGACTTTGTACATCAAGAATCGGTGAGGAGTATCTAATGCCTGGAAATATTAGTGAATTTTTAGCAGATATTCGAGAACGCGGAATAGCGAAAACCAGTCATTTTGATGTACAATTAACTCCACCTGTGGTTGTTATCGAGCCTGATTCAACAGGCATCGCACCACTTTTAACACTTCGATGCGAGTCAGCTGAATTGCCTGGAAGACAGATTGGCACAACAGATAATAGAATCTATGGACCAATCTATAAAACACCCTATGACTCCATCTATGCTGAGACCACGTTCACCTTCGTAGACACAGCAGAAATGGATATTCGTAAATTTTTTGAAAGATGGATGAATCAAATCTTTGATTCTGAAACCAATACAATACATTATATTGATGATATCGTAACTGATATTTTCGTAAGACAGTATGATGTCAGTGGTACCACCGAATCTCTCAATACTATTCTTCAGTTTCAATTATTTCGGGCATTTCCAACTAACATAAATCAATTAACTACATCGTGGGGTGATGATGCACCCCACAAACTAAATGTAACATTCTTCTATGAATATTATATTATTGATGAAAAGAAAATGCAAACAAATTTTGCGACAGTTAATGATTTAACAGATCCGACTCAATCCCCAGCTTTTTATGAAGCGACACCCAAATCACTTGAAGATTTAGAAGATACAACTAGAAATTTTCGAGAAATTGCAAGAATAGCGGAAATTGAAAAAGAATTACCTGGATACTCAACTAAAACTCAAGCCACGAATCCACCTAGTTCTCCACCAGGCACTGGTGGAGCTGGCACTGATAGTGGAGAAAGGGCGGAATTGCAACGTGCAGGAGAAGTTTTGAGGCTCGCCAAACAATCCAATGCCGACACCCGCCGTCTCATACAGAAGATTAATGAGGAGAATGAAATGCTCAAGCGAAAAGTTAAAGGAATACTTCCTGGGTCCACATCAATATGAGGTGAATTATGGCATTACCAAAGATAGATGTACCGATATATGAGACGGTGTTGCCGTCTGGCACACGCGTACAATATCGTTCATTTCTAGTCAAAGAAGAAAAGTTGTTTTTGATGGCTGCACACTCAGATGATTCAGAAACAATTATCTCAAATATTAAACAAGTCTTATCTAATTGTCTTATTAGTGGTCCGACGATTGATGAATTACCTATTTTTGATATAGAATATTTGTTATTGCAAATTCGGGCACGATCTATTGGAGAAATAATCAATCTTCGTTATAAGTGTAACGCAACAATCACTAAAGATGATGGTACACAGGCAACATGTGGAACCAAATCCGATTATGAGATCAATCTTGTTAATTTTACTCCAACAACATTTCCCGATCACACAAAAACAATTATGTTGACAAACACAATTGGAGTGGTGATGCAGTATCCTTTGTTTTCAAAATTTTCCAAGGCTTTGATTGAAAACTTCACTGCGGATGATGCCATTGATATTATTCTTAGTTGTATTGAAAGTGTGTTTGATGAGCAAAGTGTGCATTATATTAAAGACATTTCTAAACAGGAATTATTAGAGTTTATTGAATCATTGTCTCCACAACAACTTAAAAAACTTGATCATTTCTTTAATACATTACCAAAAAATACTTTGACTGTTAATTTTGTCTGCCCATCGTGTAAACATCAGGAAATTATTGAGGCTAAGGGAATTGAAAGTTTTTTCGTCTAATCTTTCGTTATGATACATTGGAAAACTATTTTCGAACAAACTTCGCTATGGCTCAACACCATGGATATTCTATTCAGGAATTAGAAAATATGTTGCCATGGGAACGTTTAATCTATATTACTATGGTTAACCAATACGTGAAAGAAGAAAATGAAAGACTAGAACTCAGAAAAAAGAGATAGAATATGCCAATAGAAAAACCAACAACTGTCAAGTTTGATGCTGACACTAGAAAAGAAGTGTTATCTGCGCTGGGTGGCATCAAGAAAACACTTGAGGAATCCAATAAATCTGAAAAACCCGAAACAGTATCAGACAAGATAGCAACAAAGTTGGCAGAAGGAAAGGGTATATTTTCTTCTTTGAAAGAATCGTTAGTAGAACGCGGTAAAGAAAAAACAGAATCTTTCAAAAAAATGCTTGATCCTGTGAATATCATCAAATCCATGACAGGAGACAGTAAGTTAGCTGGTGTGTTGACTGCGAAAGCTTTGGGACGATCAGAAGAAGAGATTAGAAAAGAAGCTGGATTAGAACCAACCACACCGGACTCACCAGAAGATATCACCGAGAATCCTAAAGAAATTGGTGGAGTTAATGATTTATTAAAAACACTTAATGTAATTGCAGTTCGTGTTGATCAGATTGCTAACTCCATGGGGGCAACACCAAAAGTAACTTCAGAAGGTCGTTTATATGAAAAAACCGAAAAAGGAGCAAAATTTCTAACAAAAGACGACGCTAACCAAGAAACGGCAATACTCAATACACTCTTAGATATCAAAAAGAGTCAAGAAGAAAGTGTTTCACTAGAAAAAGAAATTGTTGATGCAGAAACCAGTCAAGATAAAATCTTAAAAGAAAATGCAAAGCTGGCTGAAGAAGCAAATGACGCTGCTCGTGAAGCTGCTCGTGAAGCTGGCAAGAAAGCTGGTGGAAAATCTCCATCATTAATGAAAGGCAAAAATAAAGAAGATCAAAAAGATGAAAAAGATCAACCTGAAGATCAATCTGGATTTGGTGGTATGTTATCTAGTGTATTGGGTATCATTGGTGGCGCCAAAACAATTGGGGGAACTTTTAAAAAAGGAATTGGCGCCGCGAAATCTATAGGAGGAAGTATACTCAAAAACGTTGGTCTCAAAAAAATTGGTAAAATTGGTAAAATTGGTGCAATTGGTGCTGGAATTGCTGGAGCAGCTGCAATGCCTTGGACAAAGATAGCAGAAACCAAAGTTGCTGCTGATGGGGCTAAAGCCGTAGCAAAGACTGCAGGTACAAAGGTTGTGGCTGAGGGTGCCGAAGCTGCTGCAAAGACTGCAACAAAAGAGGGACTCAAATCAAAAATTGCTAAGATTATCGCTAAAAAAGTGCCAAAAGCATTGCTTGGTGCTGTGGGGAAATCTGTGCCTCTTCTTGGAGCCGCAATAGGATTGGGAATGGCAGTGGGTCGTTTGGTTAAAGGTGATTGGGTCGGTGCTGGTCTTGAAGCTGTATCTGGACTTGGATCAGCTGCAACAGCCATTCCTGCTACAGTAGCATCACTCGCTCGCGATGTATATACAGAAGCATATGAAATAGAACCAGAAAAAGACCCCTCAGCTGGACAAAGAATGCCAGAACTAACACAAATGGTGCAAAGTGCAGCTACAGATTTTCTTCAGAATAAAGGTGAAAGTGCTCCCGAACCAAGTTCACCCGAACCAAGTTCACCCGAACCAAGTTCACCCGAACCAAGTGCTCCCGAACCAAGTGCTCCTAAACCAAGTTCACCTACTGGGGAACCAACATATCCCACATCTACATCTCCCACAACAGATATTAATGCATATGAACCAGTCAAACAAACTGATGGAGCAAAAATAGATCCTGAACCCATCAAACGAACTGATGGCACAAAAATGGATAGCGTATCTCGTGAGAATGAAAGATCAAAAGAAGAGAAGAAAAGTAATGCTAATGTTGTAAATGCACCGATAACAAACATTAACAACAAAGGAGCGACGAATAATAATATTATTACAGGTATGCCCAGCTCTCGTACAACAGAATCAAGTTGGATAGCATCAAGAAATAAAAACTACGTTCCCATATAAGGTTCATATCAACAGACAGCTGCCAGTTCCTTATAACCGAGCAAATCAGTTCTTTATTCAGTGTCCGCCAACTTCTGAAAGTAATCTAAATCATCATCAGTAAGTGTCGTTGCAGGTGCAGTCGTTTTGACGGATCGCAGATCATCTTCAATCGTCGCGGTTGCCTTCATCTTTGCGGATTTAGCACTCACTACTTTTGAAAGATCAGCTGCTTTAGAAGAAGCCATTTCGCCCAGCACCTTATCGAGTTTTGCCTTGAGAACATCATAGGATTTATATTGACTCGCCGCAGTGAACTCAGTCAAGGAATACTCCTCGTGCCAAATCTTCTCTAGCTGAGCATCGTCGGGCAGCAATGAAGCAACGCCATCAAACTCACTCTTGTCATAATTTCGATAGCCTTCTACATTACGAACCTTCAATTTCAGATTAGCCCCCTCATACAGGTGAAATGGATTCACGGGCTTCTCATCCTGAAACTGTGGATTCATCGCTTCGTTAATCTTATCAAAAATCTTCTTGCCAAATCTAAACAACTTAACTTTCTTATCGTGTTCCGGCATTGCGGAATCAGCTACAATATAGATGTTAGAAATATAGACAACCTTTCGCTTCTGCTTACGAACGATGTCTTTATTGGATTCAATGCCCGTTTTCCAAAGACCGTTATTATACTGGCACACAGGACAGTCTTTACCGATTGTGGTGGGGCACTCTTCAATATACCAACCCCCAGGACCCTGAAATCCATGGGAAAACTTACGAATCCACGGCAATCCATTTTCACCGTCTTTTTCTGGAGACGGCAAAAACCGAATCACCGCATAACCATTTCCTGCTTTGTCTACAGTAGGTTGCCAGAATCGCAAATCCTCTGAGGACGATTCTCCCTGACCGCGACTCAGGTCCTCAAGAGCTTTGGTGAGTTTGGCAAGATCATTACGTTTAAGTGATGCAAAAGATGACATAAAAACCTCCTATAAAAAACAAGTATTAATTTGTCCACAACACCATAATGAATAACATATATTAGTATATAGTATTACGCTGTCACGGTCAAGTTTTTACGCAACAATTGTTTTGATTTTTCAACATCAACCGTGACAAATGGATCATACTTCTCACAGGTGAATAGAAATTCTGGTGTTCGAATCGTATCTCGAATCTTACTTTTCCACATTGGAAAGAAATTTAAAACACGATTCAACACAATAAGTGTCTCTAACACGATCCGATGTGACCACACTGCCGTCAACAATAATGGATATTCCTGATGCACATAGATCCATTCATTGAGATTGGGTGTTTGATCGTGTAACCAGCGTATATCTTGTTCCACTTGATACATAAGCGATTCGTGGACTCTTCGATATGTCAAATACCGATCATGTGCCTCTGTTGCGACTAACATGCGACTATACAAATGAGGATCAAATAAACAATTCGCCACTAATAAATCTTGAAATCGTTCTGGAGTTTGATATAGTTTGGCTAATTTAGCAAAAACAAACCGATCTTGACGTAATTCAAACTTTTTCTGCGTAAGAGTAGTTTTTCCATGATACTTGAAATAATCATAGGACGCACGGGTGAAATGCAATCGCATGGCAAAAAACATTTCAGCAGCATCAAACGGAGACATCATAAAGGCAAACGTCCATACCGAGGAATCAAATGTAAATCTTCAGCATCCTGTGCAATCAACGCCTTTAATCGATCATCCATCAATAACAATGCAGATTCCAGTTCCAAATCAATTTCTTCACAGTAATGTACCACAGATTCAATGTAATTTAAATCGTGTTTTTGTGAAGTTGACACAATCGCTCTGAAGAACGTTTCTTTTTCCTCCCTGGTGGGCATTAGAAAGCTTTCTTGACGATCGTTTGATAGAGCCTTTCAAACTCCTCATGTTGTGCAACCTCTTCATCGAAGTTCTGTTTGTAATGAACCTTGACGAGTTTGGAGACAAGCTTTTTTGGCAATTTAAGATCACCAGAGACTTTCTTGATAGACTCGCGCACGTATTCCCGCTCACTCTCTGCGCGAGCCAGACTCTTGGATGTTTCAGTCAACGCAGTGGATAATTTCTGCTTCTCTTCTAAACTGAGTGTGGGGATTTTAACTGTTGACACTGTAGACATAATGAACCTCCATGATAAAAATAATGAACTACAACTCTCGATCACGATAAAAGATGTGATCGCCAATTTTTGCGACTCGCAACTTTTCTCGCACCCAACTAGGTTTCACATAAACCGCATGAAAATATTGCGCACGTCCCAATAGAACAAGTATATCGCGATCAAAGATATTTTTCAAACTTTTTTGTGCTATAAGTTTGGATTCTTTCCATAAGTGAGGATTAGGTGGATAATACCGCATACAATGATAAGAAAATTGGCAGATTCGTTTACTCCCTACCATAAGGGACTGATGCACTACTCCACAAACAGTTCGCGGGTACTCTTTAATCGCAGTACGATTAAGAATCACCAGTGCAACGGCTTGTTTTCCTATATGCGATTGATTTG